GTGCGCCATCATCGACAAAAAGCTGTCATCGGCGGTGGGCTTCAAGGGCATCTGCAAGAAGGTGTTCATCCTGATGCTGGTAGGCGTGGCGCACATCATCGACCTGCATGTGGTGGGCACAGGCAGCGCGCTGAGAGGCGCGGTGATCTGCTTCTATATGTCAAACGAAGGCCTCAGCCTGCTTGAGAATGCCGCGCATATTGGCCTGCCCATCCCGGACAAGCTGCGTGACATCCTTACCCAACTACACGACAAAGAACGCGATACGACCGACCAGGGCGACGGCGAATGACCGCCACCCTCATTTCATGATGGGAGGAATTGAAGATGTCTGAGAGAATCAATACCCCGTTCACCAATGAGCACTTTGCCGACTGGTGCCTGAAAATGGCGGAGAAGAAATCGCCCTACTGGTACGGCAGCTGCGTCTACAAGGCCAGTAACAGCCTGCTGACGAGAAAGTCCGCTCAGTACCCGTCCCATTACGGCTCCAGCCGCACTTCACGGTATAAGAAAGACATCGCCAACAAGCAGGTGGTGGCCGATTGCGTGGGCGGCTGCAAGGGCTATGCCTGGACCAATGGCGGTCAGGGCGTGCTGGAGAGCATTGGTACGGATAAAACCTACGCCAGCAAATATGGCTCCAACGGCTGTCCGGATAAGTCCGCCAGCGGCATGTTCTCCTACTGCAAGAGCAAGGGTATGGACTGGGGCACTATCGACACCATGCCGGAGATCGTGGGCCTCGCGCTGTTCATGGACGGTCATATCGGCTACTATGTCGGCGGAGGGTATGCTGTCGAGTGGCGCGGTTTCAACTATGGCTGCGTGAAGACCGTGGTGAAGGAACGAACCTGGAAGCACTGGGCGAAGCTGCCGTTCATCAATTACGGCGATACGACTTCCATACAGCCTGCCGAAACGGTGACCTACACCCTGGGCAGTCGTCTGCTGAAAAAAGGCTCCGTTGGTGGGGATGTAAAAATCCTCCAGGAGCTGCTGAACCAGCTTGGCGCGTCCCTGACGGTTGACGGCGATTTCGGCAGCAAAACCGAGGCCGCCGTGAAGGCTTTCCAGAAGAAAGCTGGCCTGAAGCAGGACGGCAAGTATGGTGACCAGACCCACACCGCCTTGATGGCCGCTGTCGCCGACAACGACGTCGGGCAGCAGACACAGCCTGAGCCAGAGCCAGAACAGATTTCCATGACAAAGGTGAAGATCGTCTGCAACAACGGCACCGTGAACATCCGCGTAGGCAATGGTACGGATTACGCCCGTATCACTGCTGTGCCTGATGGGACAGTGCTTGAGTATATCGCTACCGCCGCTAACGGCTGGCATGCTGTAAAGGTGGGCAGCCAGATTGGTTGGGTGTCCGGGAAGTACAGCGAAATCACAACTGCATAAGAATAACGTTTGGCCTGTAGTCCGGTTCGATTCCGGATTACAGGCCTTCTTTTTTTATTTCATCTTCGTCAAAACCGCCTCTCCACCTCCAGTGGAAAGTGAATGGAGGTGGCGTAATGACTGACAAGGATAAGAAACACCTTGCTGAACTTCGTGATCAGGGATATACCTACCAGCAAATTGCCGAGGCATCAGGTATAGGTTTGAGTTCTGTCAAGATGTTTTTCAAGAGGAATAATACACCGGCAGACGATAGTGGGATTTGTGCCCAATGCAAGAAGCGTCTCGAAAAGGACGCTCCAAAGAAAAAACGGTTCTGCTCAGAAAAGTGCAGAATAAAATGGTGGGCAGAACATCCTGAGCAACTCAGTAATGCGCGGGAGCACCAATACAAATGTCCTTTTTGCGGGAAAGTCTTCTATTCCTACAAGCCCGCCAAATTCTGCTCTCTCACTTGCTATCACCGTTCCCGGCAAAAGGCAGGTGAGAAGGATGTCTAAGCCCAACATAACGGGTTATCTCTTGTCCATGGCCCTTGCCGGTAGAATGCTCGATAGAAAACTGATTGGACGGAGAGAATTCGTTTCATTTGAAGAAAAAATGCGTGTCAGATACGGACTTGAGAAGGGCAGCATATATCGTGATCACCGCTTGCTATGTGTGCCGGACAGAGCTAATATCACACACTGCCAGGAGGTGATACCTTGGAAAAACAAGTGACCAGAGTGCCTGTAAAGCCTACGCTCGAAAGGTTGCAGAATGTAGCTGCGTATGCAAGGGTGTCATCCGGAAAGGACGCCATGCTGCATTCCCTTGCTGCTCAGGTAAGCTATTACAGCCAGATGATAAGAGAGCATCCCGGTTGGCGGTTTGCAGGTATTTATGCTGATGAAGCCATGACGGGAACAAAGGATACCAGAGAAGAGTTCCAGCGTCTGTTGACAGATTGCCGTGCTGGAAAAATCGACATGGTGATCACGAAATCAGTTTCACGCTTCGCCCGGAATACGGTAACCTCGCTGGAGACGGTGCGAGAGCTGAAACTGCTGGGCGTTGACGTTTATTTTGAAGAACAGAAGATTCATAGCTTAAGCGGAGATGGTGAGCTGATGCTGACCATCCTTTCCGCTTTTGCCCAGGAGGAAAGCAAATCAGCCAGTGACAACCAGAGATGGCGCATCCGTAAAGGATTTGAAGACGGTGAGCTGATGTGCCTGCGGACGATGTTCGGATATCGGATCAGCAAAGAAGACGGTATCGAAATCGACTCTGAGCAGGCTCAAATAGTCAGAGAGATTTATGCGAGGGTCATACGTGGTGAGACCCTGAATTCCATTGCCAGAAGGCTGAACAGGAACGGCATACACGGAGCCTACGGAGGAAAATGGAACACACCCAGGCTTCGCGATCTCGTCAGCAACGAGAAGTATACAGGAAACGCCCTGCTTCAGAAGGTGTACGTCAACAATCATATCGAAAAGAAACGCATCAAGAACAACGGCGAGGTTCCTCAATACTATGCTACAGAAACACATCCGGCGATCATTGATCAAGCCACCTTTGATGCGGCACAGGAAGCTCTTGCGCGGATTGCGGCACGTCATCCGTCGGGCGGCCACATCGAGCATTATGCCTTCACGGGCATGATTCTCTGTCCGGACTGTGGGCGGCATTTCAAAAGAACAAAAAACCACGGCCTGTCACGCTGGGCTTGCCCTACGTTCATACAGGAAGGAAAAGAATACTGCCATAGCAGAAAAATCCCCGAGGAAATCCTGATGCGAATTACTTCTGACATGTTCGGCTGGAACAGTTTTGACGAAGCAGCGTTCAGAAGCACAGTGGATCACATTACAGCAGTTTACCCGGACCAGCTGATCTTTCACCTGAAGGATGGCACGGAACGGAAAACTGAATGGCAGCTTGAATCGCGTTCCAAAAGCTGGACGCCGGAGATGAAGGCGAAGGCAGCAGAGAACGCCAGGAGGCGAGGACATGGCAAAAAGTGTGACTAAGATCCCGCAGACGCGGAACATTTTCACTGCGGCCCCCATAACGGGTATTGCAAAACGGAAGGTTGCGGGATATGCACGTGTCAGTACGGATTCCGATGAACAGTTCACAAGTTACGAGGCACAGGTAGATTACTACACCCGGTACATCCAGTCTCATCCGGAATGGGAATTTGTGAAGGTGTACACGGACGAAGGCATCAGCGGGACCGATACCCGTCATAGGGAAGGATTCAATGAGATGATCGAGGACGCCCTTGCCGGGAAGATCGATCTGATCGTGACCAAGTCGGTCAGCCGCTTCGCCCGCAACACAGTGGACAGCCTCGTGACGATCAGAAAGCTGAAAGAGCACGGCTGCGAGTGCTACTTCGAGAAGGAAAACATCTTCACCTTCGACGGCAAAGGCGAACTGCTGATCACCATCATGAGCAGCTTGGCCCAGGAGGAAAGCCGCAGCATTTCTGAGAACGTTACCTGGGGCCATCGAAAAAGAATGGCCGACGGTAAGGTTTCCGTTGCTTACAGCACGTTCCTCGGCTATGACAAAGGCCCAGACGGAAATCTGGTGGTCAACCGGGAGCAAGCCAAGATCGTCAGGCTCATCTACCGGTCGTTTATGGAAGGCATGGCCCCGATTGGCATCTGCCGGATGCTCGAGGAAAGGGGCATTCCTTCACCCGGTGGCAAAAAGAAATGGTACGAAGGAACAGTCATCAGTATCCTGACGAACGAGAAATACCGGGGTGACGCCCTATTGCAGAAGACCTTCACTGTGGACTTTCTGACGAAAAAGACCAAGGTCAATGAAGGCGAAGTCCCACAGTATTATGTAGAAGCTAACCATGAAGCGATCATTCCTCCGGAAGAATTTGAGATGGTTCAGGCCGAGATAGCGAGACGCAAAAAGATCGGAAGAGCATACAGCGGGACTATATTTGGTTCGAAAATCGTATGCGGCGACTGCGGTGGATACTACGGTCAGAAGGTTTGGCATTCCAACGACGCCTATCGGAGGGTCGTGTGGCGCTGCAATCGGAAATACGGCCAGGGAGAAAGGTGCTGCACACCCACGATAACAGAGGAGGACATCAAAAAACTGTTTGTCCAGGCATTCAACAAACTGATGTCGGAAAGGACATCAGCCATTACGGACTGCGAAGGGCTGGCCACGGAGCTTGAAAACATCTCTGGATTGGATCAAGAGATTGAAGCAACTCAGAAAGAGATCGACACGGCTGTCGAGCAGAACCGCAGGCTGATCCGGGAACAGGCTGTCACGGGTATGCCAACAGAAGAGTTCGATGCCCGTGCCGCGATGCTGAACGAGCGGTACAAAAAAGCGGATGAGAAACTTGCCCGGCTGAAAGCTGAGCGCGAGGATCACCTCACCAGGGGCAAGAGCATCCGCCGATTCCTGTCCGCCCTTGACGCACAGCCTCAAAACCTCGAAGATTGGGATGAACAGGCATGGAACCTT